ATCATGGTAGAGTGTACGTTTAAATGAAATTTAACTATCAAGATCTTAAAGAAGGTAGTGTTAAAACTACTCCACAAAATGTTCAGGAAGCAAATGAAAATCTTTTTCGTGCTAAGTGGAATCTTCCTCAGGCAGCAAAGCATTGTGGAATGACTCACAAAGAAATGAAATTGACCTTTTTTGAATATCTAAAGTATCACCCTATTAATTATGAAAACTAAAATTAAATTTGATTTTGAAATGGTAATGGGTGTAGTTGAATACACTCGCTGTCTACGATTTGGTGGGCAAAAATTTAGTCGTGCTATTATGATTGAAAAGGCAATTGAGAAAACCAGTAAAAATTTAACCTACGTTGGATTAAATGATACCTTAGGTCATGATTTTACTACTAAAGTGAATGGAAAAATTTGGCGTCTTGAGGCAAAAGGTGTTGATAGATTATTTCAAACTGATATAACTTTTAATACTAGACCAATTACACTTAAAAACTTCCAAGGATCTGTTAATAATGCTTTTCCTGAAAGAAAGTTTGATGAAATGATTTTGATTGATCAAACTCAACGCCATTTTGGCATTGTATCTTTTGAAAATGCTCTTAAAAATTTTGATCCTGAAAAAAATCTTAAAAAATCTGGATTGAAAATTGTTGTTGATAAGAGGGATGTTGAATATATTGCTAAAAATGTTTCTCTCGCACCTAAAAAGCAAGTGCGAGAACTTTATTATGAAATTGTCGATGAACTTTACAAATGGAAGGATGAATCTGATGAGTGGTAGTATGAAATCTCTTAAAACGCCGTTACGCTACCCAGGCGGAAAATCCCGTGCTTGTGTCAAGATGGACACATACTTTCCAGATCTGCGGAACTATGATGAGTTCCGTGAACCTTTTCTTGGTGGTGGAAGCGTTGCAATTCATATTACAAAGAAGTATCCAAATCTTAATATTTGGGTGAATGACCTCTACGAACCTCTGGTAAATTTTTGGCAGCAACTCCAGATGTTTGGATATGATTTGAAGAGTGAATTGGTTGATTGCAAACTTGCTTACAATACTCCAGAACTTGCAAAGGAACTTTTTCTAAAATCAAAGGATCATATTAACGATAAAACTCAATCAAACTTTAATCGTGCCGTAGCATTTTATATTGTTAATAAGTGTTCCTTCTCTGGACTCACGGAAAGTTCTTCATTTTCAGAACAGGCAAGTAACTCCAATTTCTCTTTGAGAGGAATTTACAAATTGCCAGAATACTGTAAACTGATTGAGAAATGGCGTATAACTAATTATTCCTATGATTATCTGATGGATGGAAATCGGGGTGCGTTTATGTATCTTGACCCTCCTTATGATATTAAGGATAATCTTTATGGGAACAAAGGATCAATGCACAAAGGATTTGACCACGATAAGTTTGCTGCTGATTGTGATGCTAATGATATGGATCAATTGGTAAGTTATAATTCAGATCAATTAGTAAAGACTCGTTTTCTTGGTGGAAAATGGACTGCTGCTGAGTTTGACCTAACTTATACAATGCGTTCAGTTGGTGAATATATGCGCGATCAAAAACAACGTAAAGAACTCTTACTTTTTAATTATGGAATTGAAGGACTGGTTAAACTCGATCAATCAAACCAAGAAGAATCTGATTGATGAAGATCCCTCACTTGAGAAGGATTATGCTCCATACATTATTAATCGATGTTTCTCTGGGCATATTGATTGCTTGATGTATGCAAATGAAATGAATAAGTATCATTTCCTCCCAAAAAAGATGCAGTATGACTTTTTTATAAATATTCTGAGAGTTAAAAAGAGATTTTCTCCTTGGCTCCGTAAAGATACGATCAAAGATCTTGATTATGTGAAACGTTACTATGGTTATAGTAATGAGAAAGCAAAACAGGCTTTGAGGATTCTTACCAAAGAACAACTAACATTTATTAAATCGAAATTTGAAACTGGAGGAACAAAATGAGCGTCGTTCAAGAACCTGTTGTAAATTGGACACCTGACCAAATGGTTGAGGTAATCCTAAATGAACCTGATGATTTTCTCAAGGTTCGTGAGACTTTGACACGTATCGGAGTTGCTTCACGCAAGGAAAAGAAAATCTATCAATCTTGCCATATTCTTCATAAGCAAGGTAGATACTATCTCGTGCATTTTAAAGAATTGTTTGCACTTGATGGAAAACATGCTAATCTTACGGTAAATGATGTTCAGCGTCGTAATCGTATTGCCCAACTCATTGCAGATTGGGGTCTGGTAGAAATCGTTGACGTTTCTAAGATTTCTGATATTGCGCCACTAAATCAAATCAAAGTCCTTGCTTATAAGGACAAGGGAGATTGGATTTTGGAGACCAAGTATAATATTGGTGCTAAAAAGAAACGGGTGGAAGAGGAAACCGAATAAGAAAATGGGGAGAGCAACACTCCCCATTTTTTATGTTCTCCAATATATACTAATGATGTTGCCTTCGGGGACATTATTAACTTACAGACGCTTTAAGGAGGTCTATTATGTTTGGGACAAGTTCACTTACACTCTCAGTACCAGAAACTGCAAAGTATCTGATGGAGATTCAAAGAAATAGTATTGGAATGGATGAGTGGTTTAAAAGGTTTGATACTGCGTTTGAGACGCATACGAACTATCCACCATATAATTTAATCAAAGAAAGTAGTGTTGATTTTAGATTAGAAATTGCACTTGCTGGGTATAAGAGAAAAGATATTGAAGTCACCACCGAATGGAATAAACTCTTTGTGCAAGCAAAGAAAGCGGATAATTCTGAAGATCAATACCTACATCAGGGATTGGCAAAGAGAGCATTCACACGCACCTGGACTCTTTCTGATGATGTAGAAGTTAAAGATGTTTCTTATATCGATGGACTACTGACCGTCAAATTAAATAGAGTTATTCCAGAGCATCAGAAGAGAAAGGTTTATCAACTTAACTAAATAACATTGAGCTAACTATCGTTGTCGCAAGGAGGAAACTGGCAAAATCCAGTTGCACCTCCTCTTTTTTTGTGCTATACTGACTTGAGAGGAAACCTAAAAATGTCCGTAAAAATCGCTCTATTGAAATCTGGAGAATCAGTAATTGCTGATATAAAGGAATTGATTTCTGAAGAAAAAGTATGTGGTTATCTTTTTACGAATCCGCATAAGATGCAAGTTAACAATTCATTGTTCTTGACTGAACAACCAGTGGAATCTGAAGATAGTGTTGTTAGTATTACATTTTCTTCTTGGATTATGTTTACTAGTGATGATGAAATTCCGGTGCGTCCTGATTGGATTGTGACCATAGTTGAACCAATCAAAGCTCTTAAAAAAATGTATGAGGAAAAGGTAAATGGAAAAGCAAGTGAAGTGTCTTCTTCTGAAGATTGACACTGTATTGATTACTGAAATTGTTGAAGTTGGTTCTGAACTTGGTGAACCTGATTGTAGATTGATTAATCCCTATGAGTTTTTTAGTGAAGATGATCTTCGCCGTTGGAATACTGGGATTACTAATCAATCCGAATTTATGATTCATTCTGATAGTATTCTTACTATCGCAGATCCTACACCCGAAATTATTCAAAAGTATCTTGAACTAACTGCATAATGCGATTTTATACAAATGTCCAGATGGTCGGAGATCATTTCTTGGTTCGTGGTTATGAAAATGGAAAAAATTTCATGACTCGTGAGAAGTTTTATCCGACTCTTTTTGTTCCATCAAAAAAGAATACTCAATACCAAACATTAAATGGTGAATATGTCGATGCAGTTCAACCTGGAACTGTAAGGGAATGTAGAGATTTTATTAAAAAGTATGAAGGTATAGATGGATTTAATATTTCTGGAAATGATAGGTATATTTACCAATACATCTCGGAGATTTATCCAGAAGATGAGGTAAAGTTTGATATTAGTAAGATTAAAGTAACTACAATTGACATTGAAGTTGCTTCTGAAAATGGATTTCCTGACGTTGAAAGTTCTGCGGAAGAGGTATTATTAATCACTCTTCAAGACTATAATACAAAACAGATTAATACTTGGGGTCTGGGTAAGTTTGATAATCAACAGAGTAATGTAAATTATCGTTCTTTTGATAATGAACATGATTTACTAAATGCATTTATTCACTGGTGGATGATCGAAGAGAATACTCCAGAAGTTATTACTGGTTGGAATAGTGAATTGTACGATATTCCATATCTGGTTCGTCGTATAGATCGTATTTTGGGTGAAAAACTCATGAAGCGTATGTCTCCATGGGGACTAGTAACTGAAAGTGAAACTTATATCTCTGGTCGTAAGCATATTTCTTATGATATTGGTGGAATAAGTCAACTTGATTATTTGAAACTCTATAAATGGTCTCCGGCAACTTCTAATCAGGAATCATATCGTTTAGATCATATTGCAACTGTTGAACTTGGGCAACAGAAGTTGGATCACAGTGAGTTTGATACCTTCAAAGATTTCTACACTAAAGGTTGGCAGAAATTTGTTGAGTATAATATTAAGGATGTGGAACTTGTTGACCGTTTGGAAGACAAGATGAAACTGATTCAACTTGCGATTACAATGGCATATGATGCAAAAGCAAACTATTCTGATGTATTTTCTCAAGTAAGAATGTGGGATACTATTATCTACAATTACTTAAAGAAGCGAAATATTGTAATTCCTCCAAATGTTAGATCTGATAAAGATTCTAAGTATGCTGGTGCTTATGTAAAGGAACCAATTCCTGGTGTTTATGATTGGGTGGTAAATTTCGATTTAAATTCCCTATACCCCCATCTGATTATGCA